GGTACTATTCCACCTAACGCTATTGCAAACACATCAGTTACTCAAACTATAGCATTTAATGCTAATACGGTTTCTTTTGAAGTTGCAAACAACGTTAGTATTCCGACTATCACTGCCGGTGACGTTATGGTTGTTGGCAACTCAAGTGTTGGCTTCCAAGAATTGGTTGTTACAGCAGCGTCTGTTACTAACATTCAACAAACTTTTGGTACTGGTAATACTGCAATAACTGCTACGGTTGGTTTTACACAATCTATTTCGTTTAGCAGCAGATATACGTTAGCAGAATCTAATCTAAACAATTTATCTGTTGTTAAAAAATGGCAATATGGTTCAGTATTTGGTAAAGCACCAAACACAAATTATGTACACGTAGCTGTTATCGATAAAGACGGTTTAATTAGTGGTACTCCAAACGCTGTGCTTGAAAGATTTGAAAACTTATCTACTGCTAATAATGCAACAACTCCGCAAGGCGCAACTAATTACTACGCAACAGTTATTGACAACATGTCTTCATGGATTAAAGTTGCTAATACTACAGTAATTGGGGCAGCAACTTCGCAAGAAAACGTGTATGAAAGAATGGACGGCGGAACAGACACATCAACAGAAAGTAATGCAACTCTAAGCTCTTTAGCATTCGCTTGGGATACTTTAAAGAATACAAACGAAATTGATATTTCTTTTGTTCTTCAAGGTAAAGGCGATGATGCTGGTGTTAGAGCAAACTACATTGTTTCAAACGTTGTAGACTACAGAAGAGATTGCGTAGCTTTCTTATCACCTTCTAAAGAAGCTGTTGTTGACGAGCTTAAGACTAATACTAAGATGGATAACGCTATTGCATATCGCAACAAGATCCAGAACTCATCATATGCATTTATGGATAGCGGTTATAAGTACCGTTATGACAAATACAATGATAAGTATCGTTGGACTCCTCTAAACGGCGATATGGCAGGTCTTTCTTCAAGAGTTGAAGCTTGGGAATCACCAGCTGGCTATAGAAAAGGTATCATCAAAAACATTGTTAAGCTAGCTTTTAATCCAAGCAAGCCACAAAGAGATGTACTATACAGCGCAGACGTTAACCCAGTTATGTCACAAACTGGCCGTGGTATTGTTCTATTTGGCGATAAAACAATGCTTGGTCTTGCAAGCGCATTTGATCGCATTAATGTTCGTAGACTGTTTATTGCGGTTGAAAAATCAATTGCTACAGCAGCTGAAAGTTTCTTATTTGAATTTAATGATGAATTTTCTCAGACGCAATTCAAGAATATTGTAGATCCGTTCCTTCGCGATATTCAAGGTCGTCGTGGTATTATTGACTTTAGAGTCGTTTCTGACGCTTCTGTTAATACACCAGAAATCATCGACCAAAACAAGTTCCGCGCAAGCATCTTTATCAAACCTGCTCGTTCTATTAATGTTATCGAACTTACATTCGTAGCAACTAGAACAGGTGTAGAATTTGATGAAATTGTTGGCCAACTTACTTAATAAATAGATTTAAATAGGAGATAGACATATGGCATTTAACATCAACCAGTTCAAGTCAGAACTTGTAGGTGGCGGTGCACGTCCTACACTCTTCCAATGTCAAATCACTAACCCTGTTAATCCAGCTGCTGATATCAAAATTCCATTTATGATTAGAGCAGCTGGCATTCCAGAGTCAACACTTGGTCAATACGTGGTGCCTTATTTTGGGCGCCAGGTCAAGTATGCTGGTGATAGAACATTTGCAGATTGGACAGTAACCGTTATCAACGACGAAGATTTTGCTATTCGCAACTCTATGGAAGAGTGGATGAACTTCATCAACTCACATGACTCTAACTCAAGAGGTTTACCTCAACAGTACAAGTCTACCGGACAAGTTACTCAATATAGTAAAGATGGTTCACCACTGCGTACATACGTTTTCGAAGGTATGTTCCCAATTTCTGTTGATGGTATTCAATTGGATTGGTCTCAAACAGACGCAATTGAAGAATTTAATATTACATTCCAGTACGATTTATGGAAAGTTGAAGGCGCTACCGGCATTCCAACTACGTAATTATATAATATGAGGAAATAAAGTGAAGATATTTGGCTTTGAAATAAAAAGAGAAGACGACGAAGACACCGGCACAGCGCCGGTTTCTTTTGCCGAGCCCCAAAATGACGACGGTGCTATTACCGTTGGCACTGCTATGGGCGGGTTTTATAGTACCATTCTTGATATGGAAGGTACTGCTAAAACAGAATCTGAATTAGTAACCAAATATCGCGGTTTAGCGATGCAGCCTGAAATTAACCAAGCTGTAGACGAAATTGTAAACGAAGCAATTAGCGTAGACTTAGATGAAGACGTTGTTGAATTGGTTTTAGATGATGTAGATTTACCAGACAAAGTTAAAGATAAGCTTACCGAAGAATTTCAAGAAGTACTTTCTTTAATGGATTTTTCTAATGCAGCTTACGATATTTTTAGTAAATTTTATGTTGATGGTAGATTAAACTATCATGTTATTATTGATAATGACAATATCAAAGATGGTATTCAAGAACTAAGATATGTAGATCCTCGTAAAATCAAACTTATTCGTGAAATGGATAAGAGAGAAAAAGATCCACATTCTGGCATGCCAATTAAAAAAATCAAAAACGAATACTACATGTATTCAGAAAACGGTTTTGGCACAGATAATTCAACTAGCGTATCGCAAGGTGTTCAAGGATATAGGATTGCAAAAGACTCTATTGCTCGTGTAACATCAGGTATTATGAGCGAAAACAACTCACTTGTTCTTTCTCATTTGCATCCAGCTATTAAGCCAATCAACCAGTTAAGGATGCTTGAAGATGCTACAATCATTTATACTCTTACACGAGCTCCTGAAAGAAGAATTTTCTATATTGACGTTGGTAATCTTCCTAAGTCGAAAGCTGAGCAGTATCTAAGAGACATGATGACTCGCCACAAGAATAAGTTGCAATATAATTCTGCAACTGGCGAAATATCTGATGCTCGTAAAATGATGACAATGACAGAAGACTTTTGGTTCCCACGTAGAGGCGGGGAAAGAACTACAGAAGTTGATACTCTAGCAGGTGGTAGTGCAGCAGGTTTAACTGATGACAGTAACATGCAATACTTCCAACGAAAACTTTACAAATCACTTAAAGTTCCTTTATCTCGTTTAGAACCAGAAACAATGTATTCGTTTGGTCGTGTTTCAGAAATCACTCGAGACGAATTAAAATTCGGTAAGTTTATTAAGCGTTTAAGAACACGATTTGCATCTATTTTTAACCAACTATTAGAAAAGCAAGTTATTCTTAAAGGTATAATGACACCTGAAGAATTTGCTGAGATTAAAAATGATTTACGCTTTGACTTCATTAAAGATAACTATTTTGAAGAATTAAAAGAAGCAGAAATTATGCGAGAGAGACTTTCTACTCTTCAGCAAGTTCAAGATCATATTGGCACATATTATTCTAAAGCATGGATTCGTAAAAATGTTCTTCGCATGTCAGATGAAGAAGTAAAAGATATGGATAAAGAGATGGCCAAAGAAGGCCCAATAGAAGATCCTGACGAAGAAGAAGCTGATGCTGCTCCACCACAAGCATCAGCCCCAGTTGCTGCACCATCAGCAATTCCGCCAGCGCAATTACAAAGTAGTACTACCCGAAAAAATACAAAGATTATAAATGGATAAATATAATCAAATCAAATTAAACCCAGGAGATTCCCGATGAAGTCCTTTAAAGCAATGATGGCAGAAGTTGCGCAACCAGAACCAGCAGAAGAAAAAGCTTTTAAAGCTCAGCACAAGGTTGAGGTGAAGAATCACCCAGTTGCTCCTGAGACACAGTTTAAAGGCACTAAGCCAAAAGCAAAGAATAAAGCAGACCAAGAAGGCGATGCTAATTACGATCTTGCATATGAATCTGTTGATCTTGAAGAGATGAAGGTTAAAAACTCTGATGCTGCTTTTAAACTTGAAACAGAAATTTCAAATTTAGAAAAACGAATCGAAAAATTAAAACCTTTAGCACCAAAAGATGACGAAGCTAATATGAAATTAGCTATGGCTAAAAAATCTTTAAAGCAAAAGCAAGATGCGCATAGTGCATTAATGAGAGAATCTACAGATCTAACAGAACAGCCTCAAGAAGAAATTCCAATGATGATGAATCAACTAGCATTTATTTGCTATGCTGCTGAAGAAATTTCTGGTATGCTAAAGCTTAATAGCGACCCAGAAGAGTGGTTCCAAAATAAATTAGCTGCTACACATTCAGAAATGAAAACCTTGTATTCGTATATGCAAGGACAAAATCAGATGGACTACATGAACATGGGTTACGCTGATGATATGGATGAAGCACTTTCTCCTAAGCAAAAGAAAATAGACCATAATAAGAATAATAAGATTGATGGTGAAGACTTGGCTATGATTAGAGCTAAGAAGAATGAAGGTTTTGCTTCTGATGCACAACGCAAAGCAATCTGGGCATCTAAAAATGAAAAAGGTGTTAAAGAAGAACTTAAAGGCGATCAGCACAAGATTGATAAAAATAAGAACGGTAAAATCGATAAGCACGATTTTAAGTTATTAAACAAAGAAGCTGCTGAGCAAGTAGATGAAGGCCGTGGCGATGCTGTTATTAAAACAACAGCTAATAACATGGACGATAACGATAAGCATATCAGTAAATTGAAAAAAGCTGGTATTTTTGCACAACAAGGTGCAGGCGCTGGACATCATATTATTGTTGGTCAAAGAGATCATGAAAAGGCTAAAAAGCTTTTAGCTGGTAGCTTAAAAGAAGAAGTAGAACAAGTAGATGAAGCTCAAAGTCATCAGGCTAAAACTACAATGAAGCACATTAACAATCCAACTGCCGGTGAAAAGAAAGCAGCAAAAGATATTAAACCTGGTATAGCAGGTGTTGCTGATCGTATTGCTATGTTAGCATCAGCTCAAGCACGAGGCGCTTTAAAGAAAGAAGCAGCAGAAAAACCAGTAAGCCCTTTTGATTTAAAGAATTATAAGAGCCAGATCCCAACAAAGGCTGGTGAAAAGGCTGGTTTTGATTCTAAGAAAGTTTCTACGGGTACTGTCTATTCTAGAAAGCCGGTAAAAGAAGCTGCTTACGAAAAAGACATGGATGACAAGAAAAAGGTTGTTGTTAAAGGTGTTAAGGGTATGAAGTCAACACCGTTCACTAAGACATTTAGAAATATGGCTGCTTACGATAAGTGGTCTGATTCTGACGCGGCTGGTGATTACGAAGTTCAACACGTAATGCATGAAGAAGTTGAGTTAGACGAAGCATTCCAACAAGGTATTGTTAAGTTTAAAGATGGTTCATCATCGGTTCTTAAAAAAGAAGATGCCGACATTCTTAATAAACTTATGGGCGGTATGTCTTCTGGTAGCGTAAAGAAAATGACTGAAACTGCAATGAAAGATAAAACAGGATTTGCAGAAATTTTAGCATTTGCTAAAGAGGCAATGTAATATGGCTTGGGTAGTAGTTCCAGGATCTAACGGCATATGGGAATTTGATGATGCTGCAACTGCAGCTGACACATATGTAGATGCTAATGGAACTACTGCAGCTGGAATTAGAACGTTTACACCACCTGGTGGTAACCCACAATATACGTATGTTAAATGCAGAAAAGCTGGCGAAACATATGTTCGTGGTGAAATATCCAAGAATTATTATGACGCTAGAGTCTAATAAACGTAATTATAAATACAAATTAGAATAACAAAAGGTGCTTAAATGAAACTAATAACCGAAGTTGTAGAAGAATGCAGCTTTAAAACAGAGCTAAATGAAGCAACAGGCGAAAAGTCTCACTTCATTGAAGGCATCTTCATGCAAGGTGATATCAAAAACCGTAATGGTAGAATGTATTCATCTGAAATTCTTGAAAAAGAAATGAAAAGATATCAGAAAGACTTTATTAGCACTAAGAGAGCTCTTGGTGAACTAGGTCATCCTGACGGTCCAGCCATTAATGGCGACAGAGTATCTCATCTTATTACAGAAATGAAGAGAGATGGATCTAACTTTGTTGGCAAAGCAAAAATTCTCGGCACTCCAATGGGTAATATCGTTAAGACATTAATGGACGAAGGTGTTATGTTTGGTGTATCAACTCGAGGCCTAGGCTCTGTAAAACAGACAGCAGAAGGTATTATGGAAGTCCAAAAAGATTTCCATTTAGCTACAGTTGATATTGTAACAGATCCTTCAGGTCCAAATTGCTTCGTAAATGGCATTATGGAAAACACCGAGTATTTTTACGATATTGCTCGTGGAAACTGGTTACCTACAAACGTATCAGTTGAACAAGCAATTGAAGAAATTCAAGAAGAAATTGAAAAAGAAGTTAAAAGAGTAGTTCGTCGAGTAGACGAAAGCACAGCGGCTCGTTTGTTCGAGCGCTTTGTGAAATCGCTTAAAAATTAATTTATTATAAATAGTTAAGCATATAGAATATAACCTAAAAGGAGTAAAACTTATGACAAAAGAACTAGTTGAAAAACTTGCGTCTGATAACGGAGTCTCAACGATTGCAGACCCTGTAACCGGTGCAGGCGGAGCAATTGCTAAGAAAAAAGCGGATGTTAAAAAGTCTGTTGATCCAACACCTGGCAAAGTTCCTGGCGCACCAGGGGCTGTTAAAGAAGAAGCGGACGCTGACTCTGAAGTAGTTATCGAAGAAATTGAGATTGAGGAATCAATCGCAGCAATCTTCGAAGGTATGGATCTTTCAGAAGAATTCACATCTAAAGTAAAATTAGTATTTGAAGCAGCTGTTAATGAAGCAGCTACAGCAAAAGCTAACGAAATTATTGCAGAACAAACAGAAATTCTTGAAAAAGAAATGAAAGAATCTGTTGATTCAGCAGTAGAAAAAATTGTAGAAAATCTTGACTCATATCTCGACTACGTAGTAGAAGAGTGGATGAAAGAAAATGAACTTGCTATCGAAGCCGGAATTAAGGTTGAAATGGCTGAGTCATTAATGACGGGTCTTAAGACTCTCTTTGAAGAGCACAACATCGACGTTACTGATGAAACAGTTGACGTAGTTGCTGGTCTTGAAGAAGAAGTTGAGCAACTTAAAACTACTGCTAATGAAGCAATCAACGAAAACGTTGAACTACAAAAGCAAGTAGCATCGCTCAAAGCCGGAAAAGTTTTTGACGAAATGACTGAAGATCTTACTATCACTCAACGTGAAAGATTGAAAGTACTTTCTGAAAAGCTTGGTACTAATGATATCGAAGAATACAAATCGGATCTTACTACTCTAAAAGAATCTTTCTTTAATACACCAAAGAAAGTTATTGCAGAAGATGTTTCCGATGTTGAGCAAGAAATCATTACAGAAGAAGCAGCAATTAAGAAACCAGTCTCTGACTATTCTTCAATTAACGCTCTTGTTGCGTCGTTGAACTCAAGACAACAGTCAGCAAAACAGTAATTTTTATAAATAGATTCAGATAGAACTTTAATTAAGGAGATAGACAATATGGCACAGTCAAACTATCAAGCACTTGTCGAAAAATGGGGCCCAATTCTTGAGCACTCTTCTTTCGCACCAATCGCTGATCAACACAAGCGTAGCGTAACTGCTACTATTCTAGAGAACACAGAGCGCGCTCTAATGGAATCAGGCGATATTTCTGCTTCCATGACAGGTTTGCTTTCTGAAACTCCAACTAACGCTGTCGGTACAGGCGGTTATAGTTCTGGTTCTACAGCTACTGGTCCAGTAGCCGGTTACGATCCAGTACTTATTTCCCTAGTACGTCGTGCAATGCCTAACCTAATGGCATATGATATTGCTGGCGTTCAACCAATGACAGGCCCAACAGGCTTGATCTTTGCAATGCGTTCTAAGTATACAAACGCAACAAACGGTACAGAAGCTTTCTTCAATGAAACTAATACCGGTTTCTCTGGTGCAGGTACACACACTGGTACTATTCCAGGTACTGTTGCTAACACATCGTTGTTCTCAACTGGTACTGGTATGGCTACTGCAGCTGCTGAAGCCCTAGGCGACGGTAACGGCACTAACTTTGCAGAAATGGCTTTCTCTATCGAGAAAGTAACTGTTGCTGCTAAGTCAAGAGCTCTAAAAGCTGAGTACACTACTGAGCTTGCACAGGATCTTAAAGCCGTTCACGGTCTAGATGCTGAAACAGAACTAGCGAACATTCTACAGTCTGAAATCTTAGTTGAAATCAACCGTGAATTAGTTCGTACAGTTTACAGCACAGCCGTAGCAGGCGCAGCAGGTACTGCAGTTGCAGGTACTTTCGATCTTGACGTTGACGCTAACGGTCGTTGGTCAGTTGAGAAATTCAAGGGTCTAATGTTCCAAATCGAACAAGAAGCCAACGCAATCGCTAAAGCTACTCGTCGTGGTAAAGGCAATATCGTTATTTGTTCTTCAGATGTTGCATCTGCTCTACAAATGGCCGGTATCCTTGACTACACTCCAGCTCTAAACGGCAACGCACTAGCTGTTGATGACACAGGCAATACATTTGCTGGTGTTCTAAACGGTCGCTACAGAGTGTACATCGATCCATATGCTGGCGCAAACTACCTAGTAGTTGGCTACAAAGGATCTTCTGCATTCGACGCAGGT